TTGAGTGAATCGAGCAATGCTGCTGTAGACACTCGGTAGTCAGTAAGACCGTAACGCGACGAATGAATTTCAATCGTTTCGTTTGTGTCCTTGTTATAAACGCGCTGCCAGTAACGTTCGTCATTTTCGTTTGCAAAGATACGTTCGATGCCAACGTCAAAAAACTGAGGCTCCGCATGGTTTGCAGGAACAAATCCGTGCTGAGCAATTTTTTCTGCGTAAGGAAGGTTATCAAAGGGCATTGTTTGGACTCCTATTTTGTGTTGATTACCACTCAATCAGTTCGTCGTTAGACGAATCTTTTGAGCTGTCGATGGTTGATGCTGGTGCTTGCTTGCCTGCAATACGATTAATAGTGCCATCGAAACCAACATCAACAGACACGCTCCGACGCTGAACACCATCGTTATCAGTATACTCACCGATAGACAGAGTGCCTTCAACAAAGACAATATCGCCTTTGTTAAGCTTGCCATCCAAGATTTTGACCAATCTTTCTTGAAAGGTAATGACATTGTGCCAAGTGGTTTCCTCTTCATAAGTGTCTCCAACTTTGCGATTCTTGTTAGTAGCAACGCTTAGTTTGGCGTACAGCTTACCAGCTTTGGTTGTTTTGATTTCCATGTCACGGCCAAGGCGGCCGATGATAGTCATGCGGTTGAGGTCCATAGGGTTCTCCTAGTCTTCTGATTTATAGAATGAGGGGGCAACAAATTGTGAGTTGTAATACTCGATGATGCGTCTGACTGCTTCGCTCAAAGGCTGATTGGCTTTGCAAGCACCTTTGTATTGAGCAACAAGGTTGCGGAACGCATCGGCTCCCATTTCCTTGTCCATAATTACAAAAGCTTGCCGAGCGAAATCGTCAAAGACAGTACGGTCTCCATCTTCTAGGGTTTTGATTCCCTCAAAGACTTCGCCACCGATGTCTTCAATGCAACGTTCAAGTGGTTTGGTAGTAGTTTCTGATGGCTTCTCCGTTGTTAGTTTGTTTAGCTCGTCAATCTTGCGAACTTTTTCTTGGTGATTGACGATTTCGTTGAGGCTTGCGTACTCACCGCCATGCAAGCCGAAGCAAGCAAGCGCACGGCCGATAGCGGATGTCTCGCAGTTCTCTAGCGCACTGCCCTTGTTGACAGGGCTAGTGCCGCGTACTTCTTCTGCAAGGCCAGAGGCAATGATGTTGCCCTTTTTGTCGCGGATGACAGCTCGAACACGAACGTACTTGTCACCTGCGTCGATTACTTCTGTTTCGACACCAAGGTCAGCACCATAGGCGCGACGGAATACTGTAATGCGATGCTTGACTTCCAGGTATTTTTTGCCGCCGCGCTGCTGAACACCGTGCTTTTCTAGCAGTATGTCAGCCTCGGTCATAACGTCGATGTGATTTACGTCAGTCATGTGGACTCCTTAGATAAAAGATAGCTGTTGATTGCCATTTACAAACACCCGATGCACGTGAACGATGGCATTGCGACCAGAGGGCGTTTTGCGACGCTGAGTAGTGGGAACAATTAAACCTTCTGCTGATAGTTCTGAGCGCCGTGAGCGATAGCTGCTGCCAAAGTCATTGAAATGCTGCTGCATCTCTACGTCTGTAAATCCTTCTGGCCCTGCTTCTGTTGCAAACTGTAGGACATCATCGCGAATTCGGTTCTTGTAGTCAGACGTAAGCGACTCTGCTGCTTCCCAGCTTGTCTCTGGGTCACTGTTTCTTGCGTAACTCATTCGTCTTCCTCCGTATACTTGTTGTCCATGCGGACGGTTAAACTGTTGTTTTTTGCACGAGTAATGCGAACGCCATTGCCGTATGCTTCCCGAGCATCTTGAGGGACAATGGCTTTGAGGTGTCGTTGTGCTGCGTCAAAGCGTTTCTTGAACGGCTGCATCTGAGTCCATTCGGCGGCCTCGCTACCCCACTCGTTGTTTGCGCTCATGTCAACGACACGCATATCGTCAAGCACAACGTTTGTAGGCTCGACTGCTATAGGTCGCTCAGAGGGCGGCCTGTCCTCTTCGATGCACCGTGCTACGTAGTGCATAGCGTCAATCAAGGGGTCCAGGAATGCTTCGTCACGGGCAACACGCTGACGGCGATATGTGTTGCCGTGAATAACAGACAGGTGCGCCTCCTCTGCGTCTGCCATCCAGATGTAGAACTGAAGTTGGCCGTAATAGTAATCAGCGATAGCATGGTTGTAGGACGAAGTGTGTTTGCACTCTAATGGTGTGTTGCCTGATTCTTTAATCATGCCGTCAAGGTGAGCAACAAAGTAAGGGTACTCGTCGTGATGAAGCTCAACATTTGGTGTAACTGTTAAGCCAGACTCTTTCTCGAACCACTTAATGTTGAAAGGCTCGGTAAAAATGCCAAGCTGTACTGCAATGTTGTCGGTAAGGTCTTCGTCTGCGAGTCGGCCAGTTGCGCGCTGCCAAACATCATAGGCATTGCCTTGGCTGATTTGGTTAGCAGCACTGCCGCCCAGATGCCATTTGCGTTTAACGTTAGCAACGTCGATAGCTTCGACTGTCCATTCATGCGTTTGGGCCATTAGTATACGCTCCTGTCTGATAACGCTTTTAACGTTGCCATTGCGTCAGTGATTAGATCATCTGTACCGTCTACATTGTCTTTAAGATACTCAGCAATATCTTTAACTGCGCTTTTAATTTCTTCAGAAGAACGAATGTAATCTTCACGATCAAACTCACGATTGATTACGGTAACTTGTGCAGTTGTGTCGCCCTTATTAGCGGCATCCATGTTGTTGTTTATGTCAATGGTAGCTTCTTCGATTTTGCGAGCAAGCTCGTTAAGCTGTTGTAATGACTTATACATTGGACTCCCCTTTGTTGGTGGTGAGAGTATACATTGCAGTAGTGCAATGGTCTAGGCAAAAAAAATCACCGAGTATATCGGCGTATAGCATCGGTGATTTCCTGTGACTTTTTGTATTCCGCTTTACTCGGACGCCTGTTCTCCTTGACTAATCGATACGTCGAGTTTGTGTGACTTGTTGCTCTCTTTGTCAAAGAAGAGAGTGCCGCTTTCATATATTCTTTTGTTGGCATTGTTTGCCTCCAAGATAAATTTAGAAGTGTAATTTTCCAGCTCTTCCGAAAAGGAATCGTGCGGAGCCAAACGACCAAGCTCTTGCGCAGCATCATCAATAGTTTGGAGAGACTGGCGTACTCTGCTGAGGGTTTGTATGTAGAGCTGAACGGCGGCAGTCGAAGTCATTTAATAATCTCCACTTCAATGTCGTAGGTTGCTTCAACAAGCTTTTTCTTGAGCTTAAACAATTCCGTAATAACTCCTTTCACATCTTGTATGCGGAAGCGTCCTTGTTCTTCATCGTAAAAAATGAAGTCAGGTTCGTATCTGCATATGCGTTTGTTGTTGATAGTAATCTGAAAGTCTTTCGGATGAACTCGAAGCTGAGATATTTTCCCTGCAGCTTCCAGGACTTTCAAATCTTGGTAATGAGCACACTCGCGCTTGCTGTCGAACTTAATGCCGTCGTACTCAACGCGAATGTTTTTGTATTTAGACTTGCGGTTTCGAGGAAGAGCTTTGGGCTCTGCTTTTTTTGCTGTCATTTAATCATAAACTCTACGTCTAGTGCGTCAGCCCAGCAGGCGAGCAAAAATGCGCGGGGCTTTCTTGAGCCCACTTCCCATTTACCGACTTGACCACGGGTTACGCCAATTATTTCGTCTAAATCGTTTTGGCTAATACCAAGGTCTTCGCGCCGTTGTCGCAACGCGCTTATAAGCGATTGATATGCTTTAGACTCGGTGGTCATCGAGGTAAGCCAAGATAGCTTCTACAGTTGACCAGCGAGGGTTGTATTTGTTTTTTTGCCACCGCCAGACAGTCGTTGGAGACACCCCAACCTCTTTAGCGACATCAGCTAAAGACAGTCCTTGTTCTTGACAACGCTTCTGCAGAAATCCAAACATAAAGCTTTATACAGCTTATCTGTGCATTTCTGCAAGCGGTGGAAAATGGTAACTGCTAAAGTACATTGTAACGCAAATTCATTAAATAAGTACGGAATTTTTGTTGGCGATATACTAGAAATAGAGTTTGATAAAAGTGTTTCTTATCAAAGAGATGATATAGTTTTGGCGCGTCCTAATGGAGAGTTTGCGCCATATTTGTTTAGGCCTCCTTTCATTGTTCCTGCGTCAACTTACAGGTATTACGTGTCTCACGAGATTAAGGATATCCCCATCTTTGGTCGTGTAGTTGAGCTTAGACGAATCTTCCAGCCATGTTCTTAGAATTCTTACAAACTGCTGGTAAGTTAGTTCAGCGCAGTCTGGACAGGCGATGCACGCTGCATCGTAGACAGTCTGGTATTTTCTTTTAGCCAAAGT